ACGAATTTTTACAGCCACAAAATCAAACTATGGGCAAGGATTATGGCCAGACCAAGAAAACCTACCGCCGTTCTTGATGCGCGAGGCGCGTTTAAGAAAAACCCGCAGCGAAGGCGGGCGGGGGAACCGATAGTCCGGGAGCCTATAGGCGCGTCTCCGCCTGACTTTGACCAGTTACAGCGTGAGGCATACCAGCAGATAGTGAGCCAGGCGCCGATTGGCGTATTGACCGAGGCCGACAACCTGGCGGTGGAGATGGCATCAACCTTGCTCGCGCAGTTCAGGAAGGACAGAGATGGGTTCCCTGTTATGGCTTATGGGAAATTGATCCAGCTGCTAGGCACGTTCGGCATGACGCCCAGCGACAGGTCGAAATTGAATATACAGGCGCCGAAAGTTGAAAACCCATTTGCAAGGCTGGGATAACGGTTATGTGCAAGGCGTTATTTCGGGTGATATAGCGGCGTGCAAGTGGGTTATTCTTGCGTGTGAGCGTCATGCGGCGGACATTGAGAAGGATTGGCAGTACGTTTTTGATGAGGCCAGGGCGTTAAAGGCGATCAATTTTATAGAGTTGCTGCCGCATACTAAGGGCAGGTGGGCGGCGCGCAGTGAGTTGATGCACCTGGAGCCGTGGCAGCGGTTCATTATTGGCCAGTTGTTCGGGTGGGTTCATATTGATACAGGCTTGCGGCGGTATCGCGAGGCGTACATTGAGATAGCCCGCAAGAATGGCAAGTCGATGCTGGCGGCGGCGATTGGCCTGTATATGTTACTGGCTGACGGTGAGTTTGGGGCTGAGGTGTACTCAGGCGCGACCACTGAAAAACAGGCGTGGGAGGTATTCCGGCCGGCCAGGTTAATGGCGCGCAAGACCCCTGCGCTGCTGGAACATTACGGGCTTGAGGTGAACGCATCCAACCTGTTGAGGCTGACGGACTTTAGCAAGTTTGAGCCGTTGATTGGCAACCCCGGCGACGGGGCAAGCCCGTCCTGCGCCATCATTGACGAGTACCATGAGCATAAAAGCCCGGATCAATACGAAACCATGCAAACGGGTATGGGGTCGCGTGAGCAGCCGTTGCTGTTAGCGATCACGACGGCGGGCACTAACCTTGCCGGGCCGTGCTACGAAAAGCGCAATGAGGTTAAAAAAGTGCTTGAGGGTGTTTTTGATGACCCGCGTATTTTTGGCCTGATTTACACGATTGACGACGGGGATGACTGGACCGACCCGGCGGCATGGCCGAAAAGTAACCCGAATCTGGGCGTATCGGTATCGGAGGACTATTTAACAGCGCAGGTACAGGGCGCGGTACGGGTGGCGAGCAAGCAGAATGCCATCAAAACCAAGCATTTCAACGTGTGGAGCGGGGCGCGTAACGCCTGGTTTAATATGGAACAGTGGCGTGCGGCGGGTGATGAGTCGTTGCGCTTGGAGGATTTCTCGGATTGTTCGGCCATTGTGCCGCTGGATTTGGCGAGCAAGATTGACCTTGCCGCTACTGGATTGTTGTTTTGGCGGGACATTGACAGCAAACGTCACTATTACTGGTTTCCTAAATTCTATTTACCCTACAGCGCCCTGCAAAACTCAAAGAACGCGGCACAGTTCGAGGGATGGGCGGCGAGTGGCCATATCGAAATCATGGATGGCGAGGAAATCTCCATCAGTCAGATCGAGGCCGATGTAAAAGAAATGGGCTCCAGTGTGTCGGTGGCCGAAGTGGTCTATGACCCGTGGCAGGCCACGCAGTTAGCGCAAAACCTGCGTGATGACGGCGTCACGGCGGTGGAGTTCCGCAACACGGTACAGAATATGTCGCCTGCCATGCTGGAGCTGGAGGGGGCGCTGGCTTCTGGGCGGTTTCACCATAACGATAACCCTTGCATGACGTGGAATGCGTCGAACGTGGTGGCGAAAGTGGACAAAAAAGATAACGTATTCCCAACGAAAGACGCGCCGGAACAGAAGATTGACGGTGCTGTGGCGCTGATTATGGGCATAGGCCGCGCGGTTTATGGCGATGGCACCGACTATTTGAGTGACTTTTTGAGTGCGGCGGTATGAGTTTATACAACACGATGCGCCGATTTTTCGGATTCGGGCCGCTATCTAACCCGGACACTGGCAGCCAGCTATCTGGCAGCACGCGAATATCCACGGCGTCGGGTGAATCGGTCAGTGATGAGCGCGCGCTGAAGATTTCGGCAGTATGGGCGTGCGTGCAGTTGATTAGCAACTCCGTTGCAGGACTGCCGCTGAATATTTACCAGGACGCAAAAGGCGAGCGCAAGCCGATCACTGGCCGCGACAGTCTGGACGACATATTGCGGCGCAGACCGAACCCATACATGAAACCGCGCGACTTCCGCAGCGCGATGACCGTGCAAATGTGCCTGTGGTCGAATGCTTACGCGGAAATACTGCGGGTCGGCAATCGTGCGGTCGGCGTTATGCCGCTGCGCCCGGGCCGAATGACGCCCGTGATCGGCGATGACGGGGTTTTGACCTACCACTACACGACTGAAAAAGGCGTGAAAGTTTACGCACAGGACAGCATTTTACATCTTAAGGGCTTTGGTACTGATGGGTTCGTGGGTGTTGAACGCGGATCTTTCGCGCGTGAGGCCTACGGTTTAACGGTAGCGGCTGAGACATTCGCGGCAAAACAGTTTTCCAACGGCGGGCGGCCCGGCGGCGTGCTGACGTTCGACACGTTTTTAAAGCCAGACCAGCGCGAGCAGGCAAAAAAGCTCTATGAGGGCATGGCCGAAGGGGCCATGAATGCCAATAAACTATGGGTACTGGAAGGCGGCAGTAAATACCTAGCGCTGGACTTTGCGGCGGATCAAATGCAGATGATCGCGACCCGCAGCCAGCAGCTATCCGAAGTCGCGCGGTTTTTCGGCGTGCCCGGCGTGATGATCGGGGCGGGTGACAGCACCAGCGCGGCCTGGCCTGCGTCATTTGAGCAGCAAATGCTGTCGTTTCTAACGTTTACCCTGCAAGCCTACCTCGATGAATGGAAAGCGGCGATAGAATTTTCGCTGATCCCGGCGAATTCCGACGTAAGGGTAGACCATGACACGGCGCCGCTGGTGAAGATGGACAGTAACGCGACGGCGACCTACCTGTCGCGACTGGTACAGAACGGACTGATGACCCGAAACGAGGGGCGATTAAAGCTAGGCCTGCCCCGCGCTGATGACGAAGGCGCGGACGCGCTAACCATGCAGACAAATTTAAATTCCCTAGAGGGTGCCGACAATGCACAAGAAATATCTAAACCCGTTAATCGAATGCCAACTGAAGTCAGACAGTGACGAGCCCGGCGTTTTTGAGGGGTATGCGTCAAAGTTTGACCAGGTCGATAAGGTCGGCGATACCATTTTAAAAGGCGCGTTTGCCAAATCGCTGATAACCAATAACGTCAAGGGTTTTTTAAACCACGACAGCAGCGACGTGCCGCCGATTGACTGGCTGGAACTGAAAGAGGATGACGTCGGGCTGTACGCTGTGGGTAAAGTAGATTTGGAGCACCACATGGGCAAAAGCATTTACAGCGCACTCAAACGCGGCGCGATAGACGGGCTGAGTATTGGCTTCACTGCCAAGCCGGGTGATTTCGAGGTAAAAAAAGGGTACGAGGGCAAGGGCAACGGGAACCGCACTTACAAGAATCTGCACCTGATGGAGATTAGCCCGGTGACGTGGCCCTGTGATGAGGGCGCGCGTATTCAATCGGTGAAAATGGCTGACGCAAATCTGGTCAGTTTAAAAGATTGCGAGCACTACCTGCGTGACGCATGGGGGTTAAGCAAGGCCGAGGCGACTGAAATTGTCAGCCGCGTGGCAAAAATCGTGCGGGGTGATCCCGGCGAAAAGCAAGAGCAAACAGCAATGGACGTGAAACTGGCTGACGCTATTTTGTCATTCGGGAAGCGTTTTAAATAAACCATTCAAGCAACCCCCGACCGCTGCGGCGGTTTTTTTATGCCTGAAATAAGGCAACGGAGCATTTATGAGTGATGTAAACAAGGCACTGGATCAGGCCGAACTGATCGTTGAAATTAAAGCCCTCGAAAAAGGCATCGTCGGTAAAATCGACGCCCTCGAAGAAACCGGCAAGCAGCTGAAAGGCGAACTGGCAACCGTCGGCGAAATGAACGCAACCACTCTGGCGAAGGCCGAAGAGTTGCACAAGCAGTATAACGAGCTGTATGACCGTGTGCAGTTGGTCGAGCAGAAAGCTGGTCAGGCTCCAGAGCCTACTGGCCGTTATGACATTGGCGGCGAGTTCATCAAGAACGATCAGGCGCTTAACTTTATGTCAGGCAAGCAGCAATCTGCCCGCATGGAGATCAAGACTGCGATCATCAACGCTACCGGCCAGAATCAACCGCTAGTGCAATCGGATCGCCTGGGCGGTATTGCTATCGTTCCAAGTCGTCAGCTGCGCATCCGCGACATTCTGACATCCAGCACGACCAACTCGAACTTGATCGAGTTTACTCGTGAGAACGCATTCACGAACAACGCAGGGCCGACCGTTTCAGGCTCGCCGCAACAGTTCGAGAACGTAACAAAGCCTGAGTCTGGCATTACGTTCACTCTGGTGAACGTGC